TTAATTTGATTTGATTTGATTGAATAATTTTATTATTACGTATAATTTTTAACTTTAACTACGCAACATACTCTTTATACGTTTTTCTAATAAACAATATAACAATAATCCAAAATAATAATAGTATTGAATATACGATAATATTCCCAACAATACTTTCTTTTTTGTCAATAAACTTTGAGTCTTCATTTACAGTTTCTTTTTTAATGGCTACAATGCCTACTATTGAGTCTTTAAGCTTAGTATTAGACTCCGTTTTGTTATTTGTATATAAAGTATTAGCTTTAGTTTTTTTTATCTTTAAAACAACGTTTTTATATTCTACGTTATTTACGAATATCGGCTTAGCTGTATCTATTGGCGTTATAATAAACTCGTCTGTTAAAACTAATGTGTTTATGTTTGTAGAGTCTTTTTTATTTTGGTTTTCTATAGTTGTAACCGCAATGTCTGTTTTTACAATGCTATCTTTTTTTATCGTTAGTGTTTCTTTACTAACTTTCCTAGCCCCGCAGGATGTAATTAAAACCAAAAGAAGCATTGTTATTATATTCTTCATATTATAAAATTGTTAATGTTATATCTTTAGCTGCTTGCATTTTTTTAAATAACTTTTCAAACGCCTTCCTTGATTGTCCTATGTAGTTCTTGTTTCTTGTTTGACCCACAAGTATACAACCTTCTGTATCATGATTTGAATTCCCGCTATGAATACGCACGCCTTCAAAATTAGGAACATCAATTAATAAAGGCAATAATCTTTTAAATCTATTTGATTCATTTATTATTACCCTATAAGTACCTTTAGGTATTGCTGTTTCGCCTTTTATTTTTATTTTCCTTTCGGTATCTTCTAGTGTAAAACATTCCCATATCCCATTAACTAGAAGTTCTCCTATTGTTGAGGTTTCAGTTTTGTATAATCTTTTTATTGTTATTACCATTAGTATTGTTTATTTTAAGTCTAGTTTAGACTTCATTAATCTTTCTACGATGCTTGTCGTTCCCTCTATTGCAATATATGCCGTCGCTACAATTACCCAATCATTAGATTCCAAATTACCAAAAAATAATCCAACTGATGCTATTATAAATACCATTAACTTTCTACTAACCCATTTACTTAATAGTAAATCTACTTTTTCTTTTGTGCTCATTATTCTTTATTATAAAAAGTTCTACTTTCAAAATCAAAATAAGGATTTTCAAAATATTCTGTTAATAATTCGTCTATTTCAATTTCAGTTTCTAACAAGTGCACTTCTATTATTGTAGCATAAAGAACTTTACCTGTAAATTTATCTATTATTGTTTTCATTAGTTTGTTATATTTATTCCTTCTTGTGTATTAATATCAGCTGATAATGAAGGAGTAATAGTTACTATTATGTATTTGTCTTGTGTTAAATTATAAGCAGTTGAACCTATTGTAGCTGTCGATGAATTTATATCAGTAAATGATAAAACTCCAAAACCAGCCCCACGCATATTAGTACCGTCTAAAGCAAAACTTTTTTGTAATTGCCCAAATAATGAAGTTGCACCTTGTGTTGATGTACCAGCTATTCTTACAGCACCAGTTAAACTTGCACTTGAATTTACATATACAATTACAACCCAAGTACCTAAACCACTATGTGAAAACATTAAATTTGTTATCCTTAAAAAGTCATTTGCAACAAACGTATTTGCTGAAATTAAATAACTTGATACTATTGTTTGGGACACTGTTCCTGTTATTATTTTTGGAACTGTATCTTTTACAACTGACTTTATACTATTACTTATTGCGTTTAACTGAGTTTGTATTGGGCTAGTAACTCCTTTTACATAACTTAATTCAGTTAATGAAGGATATGTTGCAGTATCTAATGACTGAATATTTTTACTTGCGTCTAACGCTAATAACTGTGATGCAGTTAATGAACTTAATATTGGCGCAGTTGAAAATGTTTTTGCTCCCGCAAATGTTTGCCCATTTATAGTTACTAATCCTCTTGCGGTTGCTGATGCTGATGGCAAATTAAATGTATGTGTTTCAAGTGCGCTATTGATATTAAAATCTGTTCCTGAAGTTCCTACTGCTAAATATTGATTATTAGAAGTTAACCCATTAATCGCAGAAATTCCTGACGAAAAAGTAGTAATTATTTGGCACAAATGACTATCCTCAGTATGTAACGTAGCTGTTCTTCCCCCTGAATTATTAACTATATAAACCCTAACAGCTAATCTATCTGTTAATAACAATGTAGTTGTAGGCACTGCTAAAGATGATAAATATAAATCAAGCGAAGTACCTCCGCTTATTGTTTCAGGCGCTAAAGACCCATTTGCAATACTTGTAAATACAGCCCCGTCATATTTTAAAAGTTCAACGTAAAATTTAGGAGTCCCTCCGCTTGATGACATTGAAAAAAACATCTCAAAGTTCCAAGCACCTCCGGGTATCTCAAGTCTATTTGGATTACCTGCGTCTGTTAAAAATTGTGCAATTAATCCATTACCTGTTAAACTAAAATCAGTACCCGTTCCAATTACCGCAGCGTTTGACATTTGCTTGTAAGTGGCAACTGACGCAGCGACTGAACCATTTAGATAATAGAACACGGATGAACCTCCACCCCCACTTGTTGGAAAAGTCGCTAACTGTCCATCTCCTCTAATATATTGAGAAGCTGTTCCTGCTCCTGTTATTGCAAATGTTCCTGATGTTGTAATAGAACTCGGTGTAACACTAAATGCAGGAGGCACAGTAATACCTATAGACGTTACAGCCGTAGTTAGGTATGTATTCGCATCTAATACAAATGTACCTGCGGCAGTCATCTTTACAAATGACAATGAAGAATAATTTAACTCTGATAAAGAAGTTAAATTAGTTGATAATGGTTGCCCGCCTAGCCCACTTAATGTATATGTTGGTACATTAAGTACTCCTGATATTAATGTTGAAGCACCTGAATTTCCTAATACAGTCAAAGTTATATCTGAAGATGGAGTATTGTCTATCCACTTTATACCTGTCAATGTTTTAGAAAGTACTTGATTTAAAGCACCGATACTTGCTGTTTCATCTTGAATATTAGTAGGTATTGCTTTAGTTGAAGTAATATCTCCAATAAGAGTAATGTCATTAGTAGCAGTATTACTAACAGATAATACATCCGCTAATCCCGGTGTTGTTGCAAAAGGATTATCAGCCCAAACAATACCTGTTGCTGACTTAGTAAGAACTTGACCCAAATTGCCTAAACTTGGTTTTTCGTCTTGTATATTATTTGGAGATATTAAAGTCGAATAAATAGTACCTGCAAGATTAATATCTTGAGTAGCTGAATTTCCTTGGTCAAGAACTGATTGAAGATTACTTATAGGTAAGTCAACCCAATTTATACTTGAGGTTCCTTTACTTAGAAATTGAAATGTCGTTCCTTGACTTCCACTTGTATCCTCAATATTATCGGGCTTTATTAATGTAGTATCAATAGTACCTACTAATGTAATGTTTTGAGTAGCAGTATTTCCCGTATCAAGAACAGCCTGCAACGATGCCGCAGGGAAGTTTGAAGAGAATAACTGCAACAACTCCCCTAACGAGAAGTTTTTTGTCGCAAGGGGAGTAGGAGAGGGAACAGGTCTAATAGCTTCTGTACCTATCAGCCTATCGCTTAATTGTAAAGGAACATCCGCTGATGGATAAGTAGATATTTTTGCCATTTCATTTTATCTTAATTATTAAACAACAATTCTAACTTCTCCGGTAGCTGTTTTGTATATTGAATCGACAGCAAGACCACCGGTTATAGCAGCAGCATTATCTGCGTATGTAGGAAGAGTGCTACCTACTGTAGTAACAAATTGACCTGTAGTTGTAGCAAGAGTAATAATGTCTGAAATAAGATAATTCTTAGTCATTAATAAATCACTAATATCTGTTCCAATAACATAATCTCCTAAAGAAGGAGGAGTTGGTTGTGGGTATGTACTAATCTTAGCCATTTTAGTTTAAAGTTAAAAGATATAAAATCTTATCTATTAATGCAAGCATCTCATCCATAATGTTTTGTAACTCTGATGGATAATTTGTTCTTTCTGAATCAATTGTTGAACGTAACTCTTTTAAATGCGAAGTAGCGTCTAATAACTTAGACTCAGGAATAACTATCTCGACTCTTTTATTTCTACCGAAGTAAGCTTCAGTAAATTTGTCAGTCAAATCAAGGATTCCATCATAATAAGCATTTAATGCTTTATGTTCTGCAAACGATGTTGTTTGAAGATGAGCGATGTGCATTGCATCTCTTGATTGGAACAATGTTCCGATAAATTTTCCCGGTGTCATATCTATTCTGTTTTATGTGTTACCTCTCCTGTTTGAATGTTAATAACTGCATCAGCACCGTACTTCTCAACTAATTGTTGTTCGTGAGCTGTAAATTTAGCTTTTAACTCTTCGATGTGGCGTACTATGTTTAGTTTTTGCAACTCAACATCTCCGATAGCCATTTTTGCTTTGTTGAACTCTGCGTTCAATTCTTGAATTGTTGTTAATTCTTCCTGTGATACTTGTGTGTTTGACATTTTAATTTAATTTTATTTGATTATTAATTATACAAAGATATGAAAAAACTATGTTAACTTGTGAGCAAACATTTTAATAAGCGTACTTGGGCTTATAAATTTACAAACTAATCTCAAAAAGAATCCTGCATTTGTAGTGCTTGGACTTTCCGAATACTTAACTGCTACTTCATCTAATGCGTTTTTAATTTCGTATGGTATCATATTATTTAATTGTTAAAATTTGTTTTCTATTTTTTTCTTTTGAATTATAAGAAACGTGAACCCAAGCAGGATTATTTTCGTTTCCAAATTCCCATATTAATTGGTCAAAGTCTAAATTCTCTTTTATATAATCGAAAATCATTTTATTGGTAACTTTGCCGGTTCCCTGTATGTCTATGGCTTGACCTTTGCAATGTTGCGAAGTTTTAGAGCCTCCAACAGCATTATTTAAAAGTAAACATCTAAAAAAACTTGATACTCTCAACGGTGTGCCAAAATGTTCTCTTACAGCATCGAAAACTCGAATACCGACTAATTGCATACAAATCAATTCTTTTTCGTTAGGAACGTTTAAAATAGCTTTTCTTGTAGCTGTTTGACTTGTTACAGCTTCTTCGTAACTAATGTATTTTGATATATTTTTCATGGTTTATCTATTGTTTTTAATGTCTGATTAATAATACCTAACATACCTCTTCGTAGAGCGGATAATAACATTGATATTATATCAAAATTCTTTACTATTTTTTTTGTCTTAATAACATAAAAATTTGTAATTATTGACAAACCTTCAGATACAACTAAAATTCTTAAAACAGAATCTAATATAGGAGTAAAGTCATAGGTCTTTGAAATGCCTTTGCCTACTAAAGCTAAGGTCATTGGTATCAGCAATACTAATATCTTACTACATAAACCAAAGAATAATAATTTAAAGCTAAAATCTTCGCTAATAATAAATGATTTTATAATACCTGAGACAGTATCGATAAACATTAATATCGTTAAAATTTTTACAATGTCGGTATCGATATTTAAAAAAACAAAAACCAAATATAGAGTTGTTTTTATTTCATTCAAATGATTATATATAGTTTCTTTAATATTCATTATCTACTTTGCCTATTATAGGCTTTATGTAATTCTTACTTGATTTTAATATACTCTTTATTTTTTAACTTTGACATTTTACCAAAGAGCATATATATCTGAATACTCTAATGATTCCGTTCCTGTAAGCCAAACCTTTTTAACTTGTATAGGAAAAAATGGTTTAGTTACTTTAGAAACAACCATATCATCCCCGCCTATTGTTGTTACGTGTATCTCTCCTAGATTTTGAGTTCCTCCTAAATACAAAATACAACCTTGATTTCCTTGACCTGTAGTAGGTCCTTCTTGATATATAATATAATTATCTCCTGATACTATTATATCGGCATTCAATAATAAAGTATCTTGCTTTATAACTTCTACAATTGTGGCAGCTGTTTGTGTTGAGATATTATAAACAACATCTCCAACGTTTACTACGTACTGTCTTCCACCAATTTCAGGGTCAACAAAAAAAACAATATTAGTATCTATTAATTCGTTTGTACTAGTATTTGTAGATGTTCCTGATGCTAAAGCAGTAGGGTATGGAACATTACAGTTGTCTGAAGGTATTACCTTTAATGCTCTCGTTGGGTTAAATTTTGTACTTGACATAATTAGTTTATTTTATATAATGTTTTATTAATTATTAAATTTTGTTTATAAAATGTTCTATTGATAAAAGAAGTTGGATTATTAGCAGCAACCTTTCGACCTTCGCATCCACAATCTATATCTATAGCCTCAGAAATAGTATCAACTATTTTTTTTATACCTGTTGCTTTAGTAAACTTTTCAATTGTATCTCCTAAACCTTGTGATTTCATTTTGTAAAGATATTACTTTTTTTTATTTTTTTGAACAGGTAATTTACTAACATTTCCTTTTAAGAATTTCATCTTACCATCCAATGATTTTTTTGACTCGTATTGCTTTGCTTTATCTTTTTTCATTTCTTTTTAAATCTTTCTCCGACTCCCGAAGTTTTTCCTTCTCTATATACTTTAGATTTTGGACTCCATAAGTCGTGCATAGCCCAATAACCTGCTGTTAATTTAGATTGATTTCCCTCTCCTGCGTGTCTTTGTTTATATTGTTTTCTTGCCTCAGGACTATAATTTGAACTATATCCTTTAGCTCCATATCTAACTATTTTTTCTTCTCCTCCGGAACAAGCTTTAACAACTCTTTTGTGCTTACCATCGTTAGCAGGTCTAGGCTTATTGCAAGGCATATTTTTTTTATCTATAGCCATAATTTAAAATATAAAAGGGGTAACTTAATACCCCATATTTATTTATTGTCTAAATGCTCTTGAAGCATTTCCCGGAGCTTCCTTTTCAGGAACAGCTACGTTTAGTGATACAGGAGTAACTTCTTCAGCTACTACTACTATGTCCACTATTGTTTCGTCAATAGTGACATCTTTTGCTTTTGCTTTTGCTTTTGCCATTTTTTTTTATTTTTAAAATTAACAAATGCTTCCGTAAGGATTAGCTTTTTTAAGCCCTGTTCCTGATGCGCTACTAAGAACTCTTTTAGAAGTTCCTTTGCTACCGCCTAACATACTTCCGGTTTCTTTAATTAAACCATTAGTACCATTACCACCGGTGCTTGGCATCTGCATACGAGATGAACCCGGTAAATTCGGAGTGTCTTTTTCTTTAGCCATTACTTCTTTTTGATTGCTGTTTTTACAATTCCTTTTAAAGCTCCTTTTACTGCCCCTTTGACAGCTCCTTTAATTGCTCCTTTAATTGCAGGTTTTGCTGCTGATGTTGGCATCTTCAATCTTGATGATGCAGGTAAATCCGGTGTTGCTTTTGCTTTTGCCATTTTAATTTAGTGTTTGTGTTAATTATTATTTTCCTGTTGTGGATGCAAACGATGCCAATCCATACAATTTTCCATCTGATTGATTAGTTTTTTCTTTACTTCTTTCAGCTCTTGCTGCATTAAGTTTAGCGTTTGATGCGGCTATAGATTTTTGCCTTGCCGAACTTCTCGCATCAATATCAGCTAATGCTGATTTTAAATCAGTTACCGGTGCGATAGCATCAGGACTTTTAGATAATGGGGTATCTCTATCTTCTTCTTTTTTCATATTAACAAGTTTTACAAGATGTGTCTTTATTTTTACTACTTGACATTACACCTTTTGAAGAAGTGCTTTTTGCTTTAGCTGCGTTTTCATTAGCTCTTTCTTGGATTCTTTTTCTGTAAGTATCAAATGATTCACTTTCTGATTTATTCTTTTTGTAATCCTCTATTTTATTTTCAATAACTTTTTCTTTCTGAGTAGTTGGAGTAAATTTATTCTCAGCTTTCATAAGAGGAGCTTTAATTTCCTCTTTCTTAACTCCTGCTGTTTTAGGAATAGGAGCTGATGTAATCTCTCTTGAACCTGAAGTTGCTGATTTAAACGACGAGCTTTTAGCAGGTGCATCTGAACTTCTACTTAATCTATGTAAAGACGAAGGAGGTGCATTTGATTTACTTGAACCACTCCAAGATTGTCTGTATGTTATAGCTCCTGTATCAGGGTCAACACTTTGAGTTCTTTTTATTGGCGGGTCTATTTTTGCATCAGGTGTAGCTGCTAACGGAGTATCAGGTCTTTGATTAATTGCCATAATTATTGTTGTTGTTGGTTATCAATTAGCTGAGTAGGTTGTGCTTGAGGCATACTTTCTCTTGAAAGCCTTCCTATCTGTTGTATAGCAGCATCAGCAGTTGCTTGATACTTACTAATAGGTTGAGAGGGTGCTTGACCCATGGGTTGTAATCCTGAATTAACAGGAGTGGGTTCAGGTGTATTTGCTAATGGTGTATCAGGTCTTTGCATTGTTATATTTGATTATTTTTTAAACGCTCTGCCGCACCTTTCATAGCATCTTGTTTCATAGCATCTTGTTTCGTAGAATCTTTTTCTTTAGCTCTTTTTTCTTGCATTAATCTTAAAGAACTTATTGATTCTATAGCCTTTCTTTCCCTTTCTTGTTGCATTCCAACCGGCTCAGGTGTAGCTGATAATGGATAATCTCTACCGCTTGTTTGTTTATTAATTTTAAGTCCTCTCATTTTTTTATATAGTTTTAATTAATAACTTTGTACAAATGTATAAAAAAAAATTCAAATGAAATCAAATCTTGATGATTACCTAAAATATTGGAGAGTGATTCGTAAATTTGCTCAAGTACAATACAAACTAACTCAGTGTGACTTAGATATGCTATTGTTTTTATACTCTGAAAAGTATTTCGGAAGAGATAAGTTTGATGAGTTCGATAAACTCTTAGGATGGGATGTAATGCGGTTCCAAAGACTTGTAAGAGAAGAATGGATTGTGAAGTTTAGAAACCAAGTTGGTAAAAGAAAAGCTTTGTATAAACTTACTCATAAAGCTGAGTCTATGATTCAATCTGTTTACAGAAAACTAAGCGGGGAAGAAATCCCCGTTAGCTCTGTTGGTAATAGAATATTTATGAAGAACGTACCCTACACAGATAAGGTTTATCGTGATATGATTATTGAGATGAATAAAATTATAAAACAACAACGACATCCCGTTCTGTGATAATCGTGTATTGTTTATCATCAATCAACATTGTAAATCCGTGTCCTTTATCGTAGTAGATGTCATCATCTTTCTTGATGTCAGGCACATCTGTTCCTGATGCTATAACTATACCACGCTTGTAACGCATTTGATTTACATCTTCTCCTGATAGAATCAATCCTGATTCTGTTTTTAACTCTTCATCAATAGTCTTGATGACTATGTATTTACCTATTGGCTTTAATGACATAATTTAATATTTAAAAGTTAATACTTTAACAACATTCATTTGAGCGTCTAAAATATCTCCGATAGTTTTATCAAATAATAATCTACACAAAGGTCTTTCTGAATTTGGGTCTGCATTATTGTTTAATAAATCTGCTAACTCTGCACAAAGCTCTTTTGCTCTTTGAACTTTTTCATCTCCCGATGGGTTGAATGTTAATCCAACTAATTTTTCTCCAAATGTTAATTCTCTTGTTTCCATTTTGTCTTTTATTAATTTAATTACTTCTCTAACTTTTGCGGCTCTCTCGTAGTCTTTTGCGATTACATATTTTGTCTTTAGGTTTTCCAAAGATTCTAATATTGCATTAAGAGTGCTCATAACCAATATTCCTTAAATTCTTAATAAATTTCTTCTTGTCTCCATCTTTAGGTTTAAGCAATACATCTACGAAGCCATCGTTGCGACTTTGTAAAACTGTAGTCTCAAACTCTCTGAATATCGGGAAGTTATTTAGCATCTCATTACACTGCTCAAGTGTATGGCTATAATTCTTTCCAATTCCCGCTACTTCAACTGTTGCGTAATCAATCCCTCTTATCATAATTTTTCGATTCATCTTTCCAATTTAGCCAAAATCCAATAGCAACAATAATGTTCATTCCCATAGATGCTACTATCTCATAAAAATCCTCGTAGATATTTACTGTTAGGTGTACGTGTCCTACCATCCAAAATGGTATTGATAGGTTACACGCCACCCATATTACAGTAAATCGTATGAACTCCTTAGTCCTGAGCTTGCTCATAAGTACGTGCCAACGTAATTGTAGCATCAGTGCTTAGGATTGTTACAGCTACACTTACTGCATTTTGTAATGCAGAACGTGTTACTTTAAGCGGGTCAATTACTCCCATCTTAATCAAGTCTCCAAACTCTTTTGTTTTTAAATTGTAACCTTGACCCTCAGCAATACCATCTTTATAAATATCCTCTGCTTTTAGTCCTGCATTTGCAAGTATCTGTAAGAACGGAGCCATAAGCGCTACCTTTAAAATTGCAATTGCTGCACTATACTCAGCACTTTTATTTACATCTGTAAACAAAGCAGCTGACTCCTCAAGTAATGCTTTACCTGCTCCGGGAAGAATCCCTTCCTCAAGCGCAGACCTTACTGCACAAACAGCATCATCGACCCTGTCGTACAACTCTTTTTGCTCCAAGTCAGTTTGACCTCCTACGAATATCACACCAATCCCACCTGTAAGCGAAGCAATTCTCTCTAACAAGAAATCCTTCTCTGCTTTCTTAGTTGCCATCTTATGTGAATCCCATAACTGAGTTACTCTCTCGGCAATAACCTCTTGGTCTATCCTTAGTCCTGATTTGATGATAACAGTCTTGTCTTTGCTAACAATTATTTTAGCTGCGTGACCTAAGTCCCCGTAGTTGATAATGCTCAAATCATCTCCTGTTTTCTCACTGAAGTATGTCGCTCCAACACTTATTGCTATGTCGTGCATTAGCTCGTGTTGCTTGTAGCCAAATGCCGGAGGCGCAACGATACATATCTTAGCATTCCCTTTTACTACATTGGCAGCAAAAGTATTTATCACGTTCGTGTTACACGGAGAAATGATTAGAAGTTTTTTACCCTCTGTGATAATTGGTTTCAATACGTTCTCAATCTGAAGGATATTACTAATCTCCATATCAGCAACTAATACCATCACATCCTCAAACACACACTCGTCTTTCTTTTGGTCATTGATAAACATCGGACTTAAATACCCTCTGTCAAATTTCAATCCCAATGTGGTCTCAGCGTAAGTCTCATCGTTCTGACTTTTCTCAACTGTAACAATTCCTGTTTTACCAACGTCTTTGTAAACCTCAGAGATAATCTTACCAATCTCTTTGTCATTGTTTGCAGATATAGTAGCTACATCAACTAACATTGTACTCGTAACTCTCTTGCTACGTTTTCTCAACTTGTCCACCACCTTGTCGCTAATGTCCACTATGCTTCTCAAAACTTCTGTCCGGTTCATCTCAGGAGTTATAAACTCAAGTCCGCCAAGTACTAATCCTTCAGTCAAAACAATCGCTGTAGTTGTACCGTCTCCTGCTGATGAAGCTGTTTTGTCTGCCGCTTCTTTCATCATCTTAACCGCAAGGTTCTCAGATGGGTCAAATAGGTCAATAGCTTTAGCAACAGTTACCCCATCTTTGGTTACAGTAATTCCGTGCGTGTGGTTCGGACTCTCAATTAGCACTGTATTCCCTCCGGGACCCAACGTACTCTTCACAGCCTTTGACATTTTCACTACGCCACTGACTAATTTTTTCCTTCCTTGCTCTCCAAAGAACAAATCTTTAGGGGAATAACCTTGATTTTCTAACATTTGATTTGATTTTTAATTGTTATATGCAAATATAATACAATTAATTCTAATTAATACCATATTTACAAAAGAATTTGCGATAGCAGTGCAAATAACTTTTAGTGTAGATTGTAGGGGTAAATGTCGATTTGTGACGATTTATGACGATTTATGTCGAAAAATGTCGGTTTATGTCGGTTTATGTCGGTTTAAAACCACGTTAAGTACAATAAACATTGGAAATATGTCGAAATGTGATTTTATTTTTTTATACTCTCTCTCTATAAATACTACTCTCTCTCTTTTTTTATAGACTCTATTCTCTTCTTTTTTTTGACATTTTCGACATTAAAAGAATAAAGTATTAATAAAGAGATAGTTACAAAAATCAAGTCGTCGCAAAAACGTCGTAAAACCTAGTCGATTATGTCGATTATTAATAAAAAGAAACCCCATAGAGTATATGGGGTGTTTTTCTTTATGTGGATTTTTGTTATTTACAAGACTCTCCCATATCGGAAGACATCTCTCCAAGTGAAAAAGCAGTAGCCATAGTAGAGATTTTCTCTGCTCTATAAGCAGCTTTTCTCAATTGTGCGGCTTGTGCAATTCCCGTTTGTCCATCAGGTCGGTTGTTAATCAACATACCGTCTTTAACAGTTAATCCATTTAGAGAACCTGCGTTCTTCTGTTGGTAGATACTGTTCTTTAAATTTAAAGGTTGTTTCATCTTATTCGATTTTTAAAGTGAAGGACAAAGATAGTAATTTATTAGGTTAGGGTAGTGTTTGGGTAGTATACCCATTTGACAGCGAGCCACCGTCACAGAAAGTCGTTATTTTTCGAGGGGGTGGGGTTCTGTTTTTAGCAATTTACGCCCGTTTTTTTGGCTTTTTGGTACGCTACATTGTAACGCCTTGCATTACTTCGCTTTATACGTTGGTATCCTATTGCTTCGCTTCATAGCTTCGCCCGTTGCTTCGCCTTCGTTGCTTCGTTGCAATACGTCGCCCTGTAATTATCCGACAACAAACGACTACAAACGTTTACAAATGTTTACAAATGTAAATTATTGAATTGGTTTATATATACATACGCGCGCGCATTACATTATTACGCTGAAATTGTAAACTAACAAGCGTTAGTTAAAAAGCTCGGGAAGCCCCGTAAACATTGGGTTATTGCCCTTCGCCTTATTTAATCAATAAAAATTTCACTTTATTGCTATTCATAACTACTTGATTTTCAACAACTTACTATTTATTTTAATCTTTTTTAAAAACTTTAACATTTCCTTAACATTTTTGTTTCTTTTTTGTCTTATATTTGTTTCAGAATTGCAAGGGAAATTAACCATATTAACCCACATTTCAACATAAAACACTGATAATCAGTAAATTAAAATTCAAACATTATGAAAACAGTATCAAACATTGCCAAAACAGTAGTAAAAGTATCATTAACGGACAAAAAAGCCCTGTTAAGTAGCAAAGAAAACAAAAGTACATTTGATTATGTGAAATTAGCTAATGTAACGGACAAATTAGAAAACAAAACGGCATCTAAAGTTTATAAAAATTGCGTTTCAAATCCTGAAATCAAAAACATTTTGGGTGGTAGCAAAATTCCAACCTTTGCGGAATTTATTGCAAAGTTACCTGTTAAGGATAATTATTCTAATTGGATAGGGTTTTTAACCTTTGCGAAATTTAACGCTAAAAATGAACTTACAAAAAAAGTAGTAAGACAAAATAAAATCGAGGCTAAAAAATAGCCTATTTAGAAACGTTCTAAATAAGGGGTGTGCGTGTGCCTTGCAAATAGCGAAAATTTGCACCCCTTCAAATGTATGTAATACACCAAAATTCATTTGCGAAATGCGACGGGCGAAATGCTTAGAATAAATGATTTTAACGTGCAAAAATTACGGACTTATTGAGAGTATAGCGAAAATTTGCCTTAATGGGAATATACTATATATTAAATAGTTTAGTACACTATTTATTCAATTATGAAATTGACTTTTACAAATGTAAATAAATTATGTTTACAAATGTAACGACTTGGAACATCACGAAAGTGCCATCACAAAATCGTATATAGTTACAGTATTGACAGCCATAGGCACGCCTTAGTTGATACGTAATATATATAGTCAAGCCCGCTTGCAAGCGGTTTTAATATGCAAAAAAGTCAATTATGACTTAGACAAAAGAGGTATGTTTACAAATGTAAACACAAATATAAATAACAATACCACCTTGCACATAGTGAGGTGGAATATTGTATGGTATAGCTATTGGAATAGTCAATGTGGTTCGATTCCACACTATACACTAACTTTAAAATAAACCAAAATGAGAACACGTATTGAAACCAAAGTAAATGTTGAAAGCGTAATTCAACAAATTGAAAATGAATTTACAGCCTATTCAAAGGCTGTCAAAACAGTAATGAAGTTATACAATTTAGCGTACAAAGATGCGAAACGTATGCTTGAAGCGAGAATAGAGTACAGACTAACCTTTAAAACTAATTAAGATTATGAGAACATTGCACCAACAATTAAGTGAGATTAAGTTAAACTCGAGTACACTTCACGATGTAGTTACCAACTATAATATGGGGTTAATTACAATGAGTGAGAAACACAATCAATTGTTAGATATACTATCTATAATTGATAATATTAAAAAAGATATTTGTAAAGAGTATGGTATCAATACCATTGCAGTAAATTTAATGTTAACACTATAAATTATGATAATAAAAGATTTAAGAGTAGGTAACGCCATACTTCGTAAGATGGCAAGGGAATGTGAATTTGATATTGATAATGTGTACTTAAGTGAATACGGATATGTATGTACAATTAATCACGACAAAAAAGATGCGGACTTTTGTAAAACTGACTACAAAGGTGTAACGTATAAAGTACAATATGTGTCAGGTTGTTTCAATCCATTTATAACAGTAATATGAAGAATATAATCAATTTCGTAGTAGCGTCAATCACGCTGTTAACGGTGGACAATGCTGTAATGTGCATTGGAATAGTAGCAATAGTATTAATCAATATCAAATCAATAGTAAGATGAAATTTATAATAGATAGACCGATTGAAGGTTCGTATTCAAAAGAGATTCTTCAAGAACAAACACACGAATTCTTCTATATGGAAGATAAGGAAAGAGCCGAGAGAAACAAGTTAAGGTGGATTGAACTTGATGACAGAGTTATTAAAGGTTGGATTGATGATGACGGAGTATGTCATAGAGTAGTTAAAAATGTCATTGAAATTATAGATGTTACTACGCTTGAGGAATTGTATTCCATCACTAAAGATAATGCAGGTAAAATAGTATTCGGAACCAACGTAGACCACGAAGATATTGACGGTTGGATAGAGATATACGATGACTACAGAGAATAAAGATATGCAAACAGAGTTAACATATATTCAGGAGTGGACAGATACCTATCTAAATCCACCAACAGTACAGGCGTGGAAAGATGCGTACGAGAAACTCAAAAAAGTCCACGACAAATACGGCACAATAGAAATAAGTATAATCAAATCATTAATCAATTAACATTATGACAGACATTACACATTATTCAGACCAAGAGCTAAGTCTCTTATTTTTTAACGATGAGTTCCTATATGAGGGACTGATGAGAGCAGTCAGGAGAGCTGACTTTACTATTGTAAAAGAGTTATGCGATGAGTTTTTCATCTACACGAAAGACCAATTAGATGACTTAGCCGACACGTTTAACAATGAATTAATAGAGTACGAACAAGAATAATGATTATTAACTAAACAATTAACATTATGAGATTATCAGAATTAAGAATACTTTACGAAGTGTTCAACCAAGACAGAACATTGGTACAGATGGCAATCAGTAGTATTGACAAAGAGTATGTAAGTATTGACGACATCGAGTGCGGAGATTACTTCAAGTATGGCAATCTTTACTACTCAAGCGATGACTATGTGATTGACTACTATAGTAATTTAGTAGAAATAGACAATGCGTTTTGGTGTAGTGGATATGAAGAATACTTCCACAAAGATTACACTGTGACCGTCTATGAGTATAGGGATAAAAATAGATACAGTCGCAGATATGCCGAGCAGAACTGTGATTGGAACGAGCATCGTGGAGAATACTACGACGGTAGCGCTTTAGAGTACCACGAACTTGTATATGTTGAAGATGCAGGGGAGATTATGAATGAAGATAGCGCATATCATCACGAAGAAGATGGCTGTTGGTACACATATCCTAGTGACAGACAGGAATACACACGAGGGTATCACAATGGCTCGTACCAATCCGTAAACTTTGACGGCAAGTCTAAGTATAAAATTGGCTATGAGATTGAGAAGGAAGACCAAAGGGTATTAGAATCTATTAACATTGAGGACTTCGAGCAAGAGACGGGGGGTGTATGGCGTAAAGAGAGAGACGGCAGTCTTAATGACGACACAGGCTACGAGTTAATCAGTCCTACATTTGAGTTCAACATTGACAAAATATTTGAGCATATCGAGGGCAATAGTACGTTGGTAGAGCATATCAATGCAGAGATTTCAACACGATGTGGTGGACATATCCACTTATCAGAAGAGGGGTTGTCAGGAGAGCAGCTATTTGACAAGGTAAAAGGTTATACGCCACTGTTCTACGCATTGTACTATGGTAGAGTTGACAAAACATACTGTAAAGGTAAGGCTAACATTGACCTCAAGTGTGAGAACGAGAAGTACCAAGCAATTAAGATACACCACGACCGTATTGAGTTCAGAATTATCAGTGCAGTACCAAACGTTAAGACATTGAAGTGGCGAACTAAGTTGTTGATGATGATTCTACAACACCCTACCAATGACATTATCAAGGCATACTACAATGTAGATACCAAGTTCACAAAATTACTCAAGCAAACCTACTCTGATGAGAAGTTGGTTGAGTTGAAAGAAAGATTTATAAAGTTTACAAAACAATTTGAAGGATTAGATATTAATAACAATAAAAAATAAAACATTATGTGCATAGCAATATTAAACTGTAAAAAAGGTGGAAGATTACCTAAAAAACAAATTCAAAATTCTTGGGATAACAATGATATGGGAGCAGGGCTTCTATGGAATAAAGATAACAAGTTAAATGTATTCAAAACGTATGAGTACGAAGAGTATATCGAGAAGTATAACGAGCTGCGTGATGATAAGTCTATCGGGCATATTGTCCTACATTTCAGGATAGCCACAAGCGGATACAAAGGAGAGCATAACCTACACCCATTCCTTACCAATGATAACTTAGGGTTCGTACATAACGGAGTGATTAAGGGATTAGGTAATAAAACATTCTCAGATACGTATGAGTTCAACGATATGCTTAAGAAATTCAGTCATAACTTCTTAACGTGTGAGATGAGTAAGTTCTTCATATCAGAGTACATAGGGTATAGCAAGTTAATCTTCTTAGATAATAAAGACAAGTACACCATTATCAACGAAGAGTTAGGCAAGTGGTCAAGTGGCAATTGGTACTCAAACGATTCGTATAAAGAATATAATGACTACTCGTACCACGGGAATGTTAAGGTAGCTAAGGGTGCTAACAATAGCGTTGACTTCTCAGCTAAGTGGGACGATATGGATGTATGGGATAGCCCTACGCCTAAGACATATACCTATGATGACAAGGAGTTGTATGATGAGTGGGAGATATACGAATACTTATGCGACCTATACGGATTAGACCCTAACGATGAGTCATCATTCAAGGAGATTGAGATATATATGGACTTAAACGGAGCTAAAACTATTACTGAACTGTACGATACTATCGTACTTTAAAAACTATCATCATTATGGAAGACGTAACCAAATTTTATGAGTGGCTCTTAAAAATTAAGAGCATTCATTTAGCAGACAATTACCGTATGAGCAAGGCGTTCGATACGGTATATCAAAACAGTGTTGAACCAATTAAAAGAGAACGGAAATGTACACTATCTACTTAGAGTATAGAGGGTGTAACGAGGTGCTTATCAGCACCTCAACCCTATACAGAGCAAAGAAACTATGTAACCAATTAGCCAACGACTGTGGAGATAACTTCATCGTGTGGTACAAAAAACTAAAACAATGACTAAAGAATTTATACCTTATGGGATTGCATCAATTTTAAAAGAATTAGGATTTGATGAACCTTGCATAGGTTTTTATAATGTTAGAAGCCTTTTTGTACCTGATTATAAAGTAGCTAAATTACAAATTGATAATCTAAGATTAGAAAAATGTTGTTTAGCACCAACATTCGCACAAGCATTTAGATGGTTTAGAGATATACATGGATTATATCATACTATATGTCCTGAATTTTATAGGGATGGAATAAATTTTAATTGGCAGATACTTTGGTATTTACCAAAAGAAGAATGGACCGAATATGTAATATGTGATGGAACCGTGTGTTATGGAGATAATGGCGAATATCCATCTCAAGAAGAAGCTGAACTTGCTTGTTTAAAGAAATTAATTGAGATATGCAACACACACAAACAGTAACGCCTCACGGAGGATTTAACAAATCAGAACAGATGAAAGATAACAAATTAATTGCAGAATTTATGGGATTTCAACACACACCTATAGGTTGGTATGATGCAGAGGAATGCCTACCTTTTAAATATGAGAATACATTTGATATATTAAGATTTGATGTGGATTGGAATTGGTTGATTCCTGTGGTGGAAAAGATTGAGAGCACTAAATATTTTAATAGTGAAATTCAATTTTCAATTACTAAGTATGCAGTTAGTATTCAGTCAATAGATAAGAATGGTGTAATAATATCTCCTTGTATATTTTCAAAGCAAGGTACTTTTGCGGGTACAGAAAAAAGAAACGCTATATATATAGCCTGTGTAGAATTTATTAAATGGTATTATAAAAATGATTAAAGTAACAGAAGACAATTTCGTTTGGAAAGTTCTAACCGAAAGTCAAGCCAAATTCATATTCATATCAGGAATATTTGAGTTATATTTGCTATTCGATGATGGCACAGATACCCTCATTGAAAGCATTGAAGAGATAGGAGAAGCTGCCAAAGAGGGAGCGCAATTAGTAATTGAAGTAGGATTTTATGAAAGTATATAGAGTAAGTACAACTGCGTATGAAGAGGAGGACTTCTTCTTACATACAGAGATAACAGAACAGGAAATCATAGATGTAGTAACACCAATAGTTATGCGAGAACGTGATGGCTACGAGGATTACGATAACGAATTATTACTTGATGCTTTAAGAAAGAAGTATTCAAGAAAAGCTATCGAGCTATACACAGAGTTCGATACGATTACAATTTAGAAGGGCGGCGGTTAAAAAATCCTTACTTATCGGTAATGTAGGTCGTTGTAATGCTATTGGTCAATTCAGTCGCTGCTCAGAGTTTACGCTCTACTCATAATACTGAAATTACAATAAGATTGACAGCTCGGAAAGACGAGCATACGGGCAAGTGGCGAAATGGAAACGCTTTGTTGGGTATGGTCGGCTAGACAAGATTAGACGTAAATGCAGGTTCGATTCCTGCCTTGCCCACGGTGTCGGATAGCTACCGAATGAACTTGGTGGTAACAACGGAAGAACCCAAGAGAGATTGACAAAAACTCCGTACAGGTCGATTGGTGTAATTGGTAACATCGAGGCTGCCTCGAGATAGGGGTTCGATTCCCCTATCGACCACTAATTTTAAATTAAATCAAATGGAACAAAATGAAACACTACAATCGTTTACAGCAAAAACATTAGATGCTATTGACGATGCAAAGAAGTTATTAAGAGGGCACGGGTATTTTGTCGATAACTTATGGCAAACTTGTGACATTACAGATATTTGGGAATGTACAGAGGAACAGGCTCAGGAGTTATTATACAAGGCACTTACAAGTGAGTCAACAGTAGAGCAGATACACATTGCTGTTTGTTTTATGGCAGAAGATATGAACTTAAAAGAACTATCATAATTATGAAAAACATACACATATTACAACAAACAGATAAACCGAGTAGGTTACACGAATACGACTTCCTATCTCCAATGGGTTTATCAAAAGAACCTTTACAATGGAGATTGGGTAGAAACATCTACATCACTAATGATGCAGAAATTAAAGAAGGAGATTGTATTATTTGTGGAATTAATATATATAAAGCAAGTACTTTAAATAAGAGTGTTTGGGATATATCTAAAAAAATCATCCTAACAACAGACCAAGACTTAATCAAAGATGGTGTGCAAAAGATTGATGATGAGTTCCTTGAATGGTTTGTTAAGAATCCAAATTGTGAGAGAGTTGAAACTATTAAAGTTCCGTACTTTGATGAAAGTGGATATTCTTATTTATCAATCATTCCAAAAGAAGAACCTAAACAAGTTTGGGAGCAAATAATAGAAACTTGTGGCGGTAAAGAAGCATTTATGGAATCAGCAGGATTAAAACCTAAACAAGAAACACTTGAAGAAGTAAAAGATATAAGCTATTGGAAAAAAAATTGTGAAGAAAATTACATTACTACACCAATTAGTGTATTAAGATATATTTCTGAACTTGAAAAAAGAAGTTATAGTGAGGAAGATATGAAAAAAGCTTTTTGCAATGGTGGAAATTTAGACTATTCTGTTTTGACATCTACTGAAGTTGGAACTAAAATATTAAATAAATGGTTTAAACAATTTAAAAAGAAATAAGATGAAAAGATATTAAAAAAAAAAGCGTTAGCAATTTGGGATATAATTACAACCAATAAATTTTATCTTGTAACATTTAAAGAAAATGGGGATGTAAATTGGAGAACAGAGTTTAACATAATAAGAGAGGATTACAAAGAAACAATTTAAAAAAGAAATAAGATTATGAAACAATCAGCAGTAGAATGGTTAGAAGATAAAATTTTAAAACCACCGTTTAATATAGTTAAACTTTTTGAACAAGCCAAAGAAATGGAAAAGCAACAAATAGTTGATGCTTATGATGATGGAAACTATGCCTATGGTATGGGTATAAAAGAACCCGAACAATACTACAACGAAACATTTAAAAAGAAGTAAGATGAAAGAAATATTAGAAGTTATAGTAATATTATTTTTTATAATTGGTGTTTTTACGATTGCAGGAATAGTAATAGAATATTTAGTAAACAAATTTATCAAGTAAAATGAAAGAAGACGAAGTGCCGTATTATAAATGGTGTTATGGAAAGTTTATATTAGTAGGTTATGTAATAAAAGATAAAAAGTAAATTATGAAAGATTATTTTGAATTAGAAGTTTGCGTAGAGCAATGGGCAGAAGAGAAAGGTATATTGGCTAAGGCTACACCTATGAAACAAGCAATGAAGACTCAAGAAGAGTTGACTGAGTTGTGTAATGCTATCCTTGATAACAACAGGGAAGAGATTAAAGATGCTATTGGAGATATTGTGGTAACACTAATCATTCAAGCCAAGATGCAAGGTATGACTATCGAAGAATGTTTGAACGCTGCATACGATGTAATAAGTAAGCGAACAGGAGTTATGAGAAACGGACAGTTTTACAAGGATAAGTAGATATGAATAGTGGCTGCTTTAAAAAAGGAAATAAACCTTGGAACTTAGGGCTAAAGGGAATGCATCTCAGTCCTGATACAGAGTTCAAGAAAGGAGAAAGGTTTGGTAAAGAACACTATAGTTGGAAAGGCGGTGTTCAATTAGTTAAGAATGATTGTGCATATCTTTATGAAGGAATAAACAAACGAGTCAGAAGACCCAAAAAAGTATATGAAGATGCTAATGGAAAAATTCCTAAAGGTTGGATTATATACCACTTAGATAAAGATAAGGACAATGACCAATTGGATAATCTAATAGCTATTCCAAGAGCGATACTTGTTAAAATAAACGCAAACAGAATGAACGCAAATTATTATGAAATTAAAAAAGCAGTAGAAGAATATGGAAGATAAAATAGTACAGTCAGTAGTTGATAAATACCAACAACGCTCAGCGGTTGGTCAAGAGAAGTATGGAGTTACATTAGAGCGTGATGATTTAAACTTCTTACAGTGGCTTACCCACTTACAGGAAGAACTAATGGATGCATCGCTGTATATTGAGAAGCTAAAGTCAGAGTTAGAGAGTAGTCCTACTTTTCCCGATGGGCATATAATAACAAAAGAGAGTTGGGATAACGCAGACAAGATTACACTAAATGGTTTTGTCTATGTAAAATTCACAGATTTAAAACTTTATAAATGAAATACAAAATTTACGGAGCATTAATGTGGTTGCTGTTTATAGCAATCATAACACTATCATTATTATTAATAACAAATACAATTTAAAATGACAATTCAAGACCAATTTAACTTAGAGTCAAGTCAAGAAAATCCAAACACTTTATTGCTGTCAATACTGTCAAAAATATTAGACAGAGGCACAATAACATTGACTGAATGGAAATCATTAGGTAGGTTCATACCTAAAAAACAATTCCTTGACGAAAATCCAACAGGGGTAGTACTCGCATCTTGCGTAGAAGTAATACAATATCCGGGAGCACATTACATTCAAGTAATGGAGTCAGGTACATTTAGATACAACTCAAAGATACATAGCAAAATACTTGACCAAGTTGAAGATATAGTATGGTTTTTAATATTTGAAAAACTTTGGTGTAATAAATGTTAGAAATTTGTATGGGATATGAATTTTTTTTGTATCTTTGTACTTTAATTAAATCAAATCAAATGAAAGAAGATGTATTCAATCAATACGTTGGAAAGGTATTAGACCTATTCAATATGGACAGAGAAACCTTTTTCTCAAAGTCAAAACAAAGGCACATAGTAGATGCAAGACAGTTAGTTTACTACCTGTGCCATAAAAGACAAATCAAGTCTATTATCATACAAAGATTTATGGAGAATAATGGCGTTTCTATATTCAATAATTCAATTGCTAACGGAGTAAAAAACGTTGAGATTAAACTTGAAGAAGATAGAGATTACAAAATCATTATCAACGACATAGAGAAAGCAGTTTTTATATAATTAATCAAATCAAATCAAATGGAATTAAAACAATCGACATTCGAGAAATTGTCAGCTATCAATGTGAACGCAAAGGTAGAAAAGAAAAGCGGATTAACTTATTTAAGTTGGGCGTGGGCGTGGTCAGAAGCTAAGAAGGCTTGTCCTGATGCAAAGTACGTAGTGGTAACAGACCCAAGTACAGGGAAGCCTTATTTCTACGATGAGAATCTTGGATATATGGTGGTCACTGAAGTCACTATAGATGAAGAAACTTTAGGAATGTGGCTACCTGTTATGGATGGCGCCAACAAAGCTATGAAAGCTACGCCATATAGCTACACTACAAGATACGCAGAGAAGTCAGTAGAAGCCGCTACAATGTTTGACATCAACAAAACATTAATGAGATGCTTGGTTAAGAACCTTGCTATGTTTGGTATGGGTATTTATATCTATGCAGGAGAAGACTTGCCTGATACGCCAACTGAACCTACAGCTCCTGTTGCAGCAGCCAATCTAAAGAAAGAAGAAGCTACTGAATTACCTCAACTTATTAAAGATACCGACAATTGGATTAATGTAGTTAAATACGTTACAGCTAATAAAGAGTTAGGTATGGAGAAAATCGGAACGCAGTTAAATCGTAAATACAAAATCAGTCCTGCTCTTAAGAAAGAAATAGCAATCATCATAAAAACAACAGCATAATGGCAGTAGTAAACGAACAGATACTTGATTTATTAAGAAACGATACTGAGTATTACTCAGGTATCGGAAAGAATTATTTATCCAACTCAGACATCGGAACATTATTAGAGAACCCGAAAGAGTTCGGTAAGCCACGTGAAGATAATAAAGCGTTTGCTGAAGGCAGATACTTTCATCAATCTATCTTAGAACGTGAGAAGATTAAAGATGTATTGTTTGTTGATGTAAGTACTCGAACTACTAAGGAATACAAAGAGTTCTGCATAGCTAACAAATTACCGTTCTGTTTGCTTAAAAAGGAAATAGATGAAGTCAAGGGTCTTGTAAAGATTATCAACGGTAATATCGCATTTTTTGAGGAGATATATAAAGACGGTAATCAGTTTGAGGTTCCTGCTGTTGGAGAGATTCAAGGTATGATGTGGAAAGGTAAAGCAGACATCGTTACTAACGAATGTGTGATTGACTTGAAGACCACGAGTGATATACAAAAGTTCAAGTGGAACGCTAAGAAATATAATTACGATTCACAGTGCTACATATACCAAAAACTATTCGGTAAGCCTTTAGTGTTCTACGTTATCGACAAGGTAACAGGTATCCTTGCGGTATTTAAACCAACTGAGGAATTTGTAAAAGGTGGCGAGGAAAAAGTAGCACGAGCTATTGATATGTATCAGAGATACTTCTCAGCCAATCCTTCAGACGACATTGACAATTATTACATTGATGAATTTTTATATTAAGAGATATGAAATATTTAATCAGCGTAGTACTTACGTTTCTATCAGTATTAGCCTTTATGAAACTATTATTCTTGTTGAATAAAGGCAATACTATTGCGAATATTTTCGCTATAATCGGAATATTCTTATTGGGATATTTAATAATCAAAACAAAATTATTCACTCAAATTAAATCAAAATGAAAAAATTAGCATTAGCATTTTTAGTAGCAATTTCAGTAGCATCTTGCACAACAGCCGACTCATCAGAAGTGGCATTAGTAGTTGACCAAATAGGTAACGACAAAGGAGTTCCAAATATCCAAATGGAATCAGGATTTATATTCTACTTCCCACCAACACAGGATGTATTTATGTATCCAACATCAGTTCAACATAAAGTTTGGACCGCAGACAATCAAGAGGGTTCAGAAACAGATGAACATATTGACGTAACCTCATCAGATGGGGCTACATTCGGACTTGATGTATCTGTAAACTTACAACTTCAAAGAGCAAGAGCGTCAGAGTTGTTTATCAAGTATAGAGTTGATATGAATGATTTAATAGATACAAGAGTAAGAACAATTGTTAGAAAAGAACTTTTAGATAACGCTGTTAATTTTGCATCAGATAGTTTATTACAACATAGAAACGTGTATGAAGCAAATGTAACAAAGACATTAACTTTATCATTAGAGAAAGAAGGTTTTACACTTAATAATATTGCAATTTTAAAGATGGCATTACCATCATCATACAAGAAAGCTATTGAAAGAAAGATTGCCGTGTTGCAAGAAACAGCAACAATCATCTCTCAAACTAAACAGGCAGAGCAGACAGCATTGAAGAAAGTAGCATTAGCTAAAGGTAACTACGAGGCAGCACAATACGATGCCAAAACAAAAGAAATCTTATCGCAACCTAAATTACTTGAGTTATACAGAGCAGAGACAGAAAGAGTATGGGCAAATAAAGGTAAGTCTCCTTATGGTTCTAATAATGTATTTGGAACAGCATCAGGTATTCTTTTAAATAAATAATAATACACCAAGCATAGCTTTAATCTCAGGGAGTTATGCTTGGTTCAAATAGACTGAGATAAACTAAATAAATTATTACAATGGCACAAGACCAAGAAAAGATTTTTGCAGATGGATTCGTATTCAAGAGAAACGAAAAAGCACCCGACTTCGTAGTGGGTCGATTATCAATTAAAGTAGAAGATGCAATTGCATTTATGAAGAAACACGAGAAAAGCGGATGGGTAAACCTAAACGTAAAGACTGCTCGTAGTGGGAATTACTATATGGACTTGGATACTTTTCAAGCGAATGATAGTTCTCCTAAAGAAAGTGCTGTCGATAATTACAACAAAAAGGCAGAAACTAAACAACAACCAACTGTTCAAGAGGAAGAGGAAGAAGACGACCAAGATTTACCCTTTTAAAAAGGTAAGGTAATATTTTTTTATTACCATTTTAAACACTACCTTTGTTGTGAACTTTAAAAAATAATTATGACAACGAAGGTATGTTTTAAATGCAGTAAAGAAAAATTAACGTCTGAATTTTACGCTCATAAGCAAATGGCGGATGGATATTTAGGTAAATGTAAGACTTGTACAAAAAAAGATTCTTTAATAAAGCATCTTGAAAAAGTTTCAACACCCGAAGGACTTGAGAAAGAAAGAGAAAGGTGTAGAGATAAATACCATAGATTAGAATATAAAGAAAAACATAAGCCTTCTTATGATGATAAGAAAAGAATAATTCAAAAATATTTATTAAAATATCCTGAAAAACTTAAAGCAAAAAATCTTTCTCAATATTTATCCTGTGAAACAAAAGGAAACCATTTACATCATTGGAATTATAATATTGAATTTGCAAAAGACGTAATAGAATTAACACATAAAGACCACGCTAAAATACATAGGTTTATGAAATATGACGAATTAACATTTATGTACAGAGATATAAACGACGTTTTATTAGACACTAAAGAAAAACATATTTCTTTTATTAATAAAATATTAAATATTTAACTTACTAATTACTAAGTAGTTAAGAGAGGAATGTAACAGTTCCTCTTTTTTTACCGACAGTCCATACCGCAAATGACAATAAATTTTCCCTACTACTACTCTATATAAATATATATATATTATTTTTTTTTAAAATAGAAAAAGAGAAAATAATTGACATAAAAGACAGTAGTACTGATTATCAATAAGTTAAGAAACAAAAAACGACATAAAATCGACACGAGATGACGCACACAGTAACAATCTTCCAAAACATACGAGATACGGACACTCCGTTCTTCAGGGATGTTAATATAATACTTGAGAGAATCAAAGACGGTACAGGTGCTACCAAAGACATTGTCCAACGCATCAGAAAAGAAAAGAATAAATCAGAACGTAATGAGATTAAGAAATTACTACCCGCTATTTGTTTCAGCGGTACGTTCAATAAAAGATTAGATAACGCATTGGACCAACACTCAGGACTTGTATGTTTGGATTTTGATGGGTATTCAAAACAAAAAGAGTTATTGCAAGACAAAGAGACTATATCGAAAAACAAATATGTATTTTCAGTATTCATATCTCCTTCAGGTAATGGTTTAAAAGTATTGGTTAAGATTCCTGCTGACGCAGACAATCATACAAACTACTTCAATAGCTTAGAAAAGCATTTTAATAGCCCTTATTTCGACAAAACAAGTAAAAACCTTAGTCGAGTATGCTACGAGTCTTATGACCCTTTAATTCACGTTAATGAGAACTCCTCTGTTTGGGATATAATTGAAGAACCCGAATACGTTGAAGTAAATAGAGTTAGAGACCAAGCAACGATACCAATCTCAGATGAGAATAAGATTGTTGAGATATTGGTTAAGTGGTGGGAGAAGAAATATCCTATGCAGGAAGGTCAGAGAAACCACAATGCATATATTTTAGCTATGGCTTTCAATGATTTTGGTGTTAACAAAAGTCTTGCAGCTTATATCTTAAATCAATTTGCTACTGCTGACTTCTCAATTTCAGAGATAGCTATTACAATTGATTCAGCTTATAAACATACTGCTAACTTCGGCACTAAGTATTATGAAGATGAGGAGCGTATCAATCAGATACGTGCAAAGCTAAGACGAGGTGTATCAAAAAAGGAAATTCGCTACCAACTGCAAGACTCCAATTTGGATAGCGATACTATCGATGCTGTGCTAAATAAAGTTGAGGATGAAAATTCTAAAATGACATTTTGGACAAAGAACGATAAAGGAGTTATAAAAATAGAGCACATACTATTCAAGCAATTCCTTGAGGACTCAGGCTTCTATAAGTTCTGTCCTGAAGGTAGTAGGAATTATGTATTTGTAAAGGTTACTAACAATCTTATTGACCATACATCAGAGAAAGAGATTAAGGATTTTGTTCTTACACATTTGTTAGAGTTAGATGATTACAGTATATACAATTACTTCGCAGACAATACGAGATACTTTAAAGACGACTTCTTATCAATGCTATCAACGATTGACATATACTTTATCGCAGATAAGAAAGACTCAGCGTACTTGTATTATAAAAACTGTGCTGTAAAGATTACTAAAGATGGTATCTTGATTATTGACTACTTAGACTTAGGTGGATATGTATGGAAAGACCACGTGATTGATAGGAACTTTAGTCTTTGTCCTGTTACAGGTAAATGTGATTTCAAACAGTTTATATCGAACATAAATGGCAATGATGAGAACAGGATAAAAACAATGGAGAGTACGATAGGATTCCTTCAACACGGATATAAGAACTTATCTTTCTGTCCTGCTGTGATACTTAACGATGAGGTCATTAGTGATAACCCTGAAGGCGGTACGGGAAAGGGATTGGTTATGAACGCTCTAAGTAATATGAAGAAGCTCGTAGTAATTGATGGTAAGTCATTCAACTTTGAGAAGTCATTTCCTTATCAGTTGGTATCGGCAGATACGCAGATACTTTGCTTTGATGATGTCAAGAAACATTTTGATTTTGAGAGACTGTTCAGTGTGATTACTGAGGGGTTGACATTAGAGAAGAAGAATAAAGACGCTATCAAGATACCATTCAACAAATCTCCAAAAGTTGCAATAACAACTAACTACGCAATCAAAGGTGCAGGGAACTCATTTGCGAGACGAAAATGGGAATTAGAACTACATCAGTATTACACATTAGATTTCACGCCAAGAGACGATTTTGGAAAGATGATGTTTGGAGATTGGAATGATGATGATTGGTGTGAGTTTGATAACTATATGATTGGGTGTTTGAGTTACTATCTTACTTACGGATTAGTTAAGTCTAAGTTTGTAAACTTAAAGATTAGACAGTTATCAGCAGAGACTTGCCACGAGTTTATTGAGTGGGTTGGATTGGTAGATAACAATGACAAGAGTACTGCGCTTCCTACAAATGTTAGACTATATAAGAACGAGTTGTACCATACGTTTGTCGATGAGTATCCTGACTACGGTTCAAGAGGTAAGATGACAATTAGTAGGACAAAGTTCTACAAATGGCTGATAGCTTATGCTATATACAAAGAAGGACTAATGCCTGAAGAGGACCGAGACCACTTGGGTAGATGGATAATTATTAAGAAGAGAGCAGATAACGAAACACAAATTCAATTAAATAAAGAATGATATGGAAGAACCTAAAATTTACAGTCAAAAAGAAGTTCTAAAAAACATTAATATCTTCAGAGACAGAGAAGATGAGTTATTATTACAACGCAAAGAACTGAACAAAACATTATTCAAAGTAAGAAAGCAAAAAGAATATTGGAAAACATTAGATATTAGTCAACTAAAATTAATTTAATTATGTCAAGATATTTTAAACCAATTACAAGAATTAAAAAAGTAATGGACTTCTACTACAAAAGAGGAGTCAATTCAGAGAGAGTTAATGAATTATATCGTAAAATTTTAAAAATAATAGAATGATATTATACAGACAGAAAAGCGAGAGCAAAGATGAGTACATCATCAGGTTTATGAATGATATTGATATGACCTTACAGCATCCTGATTTCAAGGAACGCTATGAGGTTTGTATTTCAAATTTAAGATTAGAAAAACCAAAACGTAAAAGAATATGAAAGTAACAAAAGTACAGAGACTTCATCATCTATTAGATAGCTTAGAAGTGGAAGAAGGAATTAATATACGCAAGTATGTATTAGATAATTGGGGCAGGTTTGACCATTACACCAAGAGGTCATTTGATGTGGTTGTATGTAACACAAAGAAGTTAATGCCGCATAAGAAGTTCGACTCACGTTCAAAAGAAATAATCAGAACACTATGAAGAGATAATTGTTTAACATATTACTCAATGTAATATACTTCGCAATAATAACACTAATTTTAGCATACACACTATGACACCAAAAGAAAAAGCATTAGATTTAATGGATAGTTTTATCCAAAGAACTAGAAACAAATGGGAATCATCAATGAGTTATAAACGGGCAAAACAATGTGCATTAATAGCAGTTGATGAGTTAATAAATGATAGATTAAATTCAAATATCCTTTATCCATCATATTGGCAAGAAGTTAAACAATAAATAGAAAAATTATGAAAAAGTTTAAATTAATAAAAGAGTATCCGGGCGGTCCTATATTAGGAACAGAAGTTGAAAAAAGAGACGATAAAATTTATATGGCTAATAGTTATCTTATTTTTAGACATAGCGTAGAGGACTATTCTGAGTTTTGGGAGGAGGTTGAAGATACTTGCTATATGGTTTCTTTAACTGATATGCCTTTTCATAATGCTTGGGAGCCAATTAAGATACCTGATATTAGAGTAGATACAGATATTAAAAAACACTTTAGTAGTAAAGAAGGAGCAAGAGATTTTATAATACAGTATAAACCTTGTTTATGTTTTAATGATGTAAGAGGTCTTGTAGGACATAATTTTTTTGGCTCAACATCTCACGAAAAATTATTTGAACTTGTAAAATCAAGATTATGAACAGTACACAAATGACACACATTGGGATGATAAATTCATTCAACATACTAACAGAAAAAGTATCTGTTGAGCAAGTTATAAATGCAGGAATAGGCGTATTCGCACACTTACCTGACGAGGAAGCCGCATTAGATAGTATTAACTTTATGATATTCTATTTCAAAGAGATTGAGATGTACGAGAAATGCGCACAACTAAAAGAGTATGTAGCTAAAACATTCAATGAAGATGGTACTTACAAAGAAGGTTGTTGCAAATGCGATATGCCTGAGATTGATGAGTACGTTCCTAAAATAAAATGCTCACTATGCAATCAGAGACTCAAACGATAGACATACTCGAGAGAAACACAGGTTTCAATAATGAAGAGATGTGGAAGCAATGCGAGTTATTAAAGAGCGTTGTATTTCAAACTATTGAAACAAAGACAGGAAGGGGTAAAAATGTTAGAATAATACAAAGCTTCAAACACAATACCCCTTCAGAGGTAAGAGACAGGATAGCTAATAGTTGTGAGCATTATAAGAAACTTCACGAGAAAGATATGGAAAGAAACAATCAAATAGAGTTTAGGGATTATCAAAACGACATTATTAGAAAAGGAACAGACATACTAACTAAAAATGGATTTGTCTATCTCGCTATGGAAGTTCGTACAGGTAAGACACTAACAAGTCTTGGGATAGCGGAAAGAATTAACAGTAGCAATGTATTGTTCTTAACAAAAAAGAAAGCAATAGGAAGTATAAAAACAGATTACAATCTTTTAAATCCTCCATACGAACTTACCGTTACGAACTATGAAAGCATACATAAAATACCCGAATCAAAATGGGATTTAATTGTTTGTGATGAAGCTCATTCAATGGGTGCATTTGCTAAGCCAAGTAATAGAGCAGTTCAGGTTAAAGACTTAATTGCTAAATCAAAAGCGAATGTTATTCTCTTATCAGGCACACCTACTCCTGAGTCCTACTCTCAGATGTATCATCAAGTTTATGGAATACCTAAAAATCCTTTTAGAGAATTTAAGAATTTCTACAGATTTTGTGATAAATTTGTAATTGTAAAAACTAAAATGATTAATGGGTTAGTAATTAAAGATTACTCTGACGGTATGTACACCATTGTTGAAGAAATGGACCCATACACAATTAATTATACTCAAGCAGAAGCAGGATTTGTAGCTAAAACTACTGAAGAAATATTTGAGGTTGAGCTTAAAGAATCAACTTATAAGATGATTAGTAAGCTGAAAAGAGAATTAGTTATTCAAGGTAAAGAAGAAGTAATCTTAGGAGATACTCCTGTAAAATTGATGAGTAAGATACATCAATTGTACTCAGGGACAGTAAAGTTTGAGAGCGGGAAGTCAATGGTTATTGATACCACAAAGGCTGAGTTTATTCAAGAACAATTTATGGGATGTCAGATTGGTATCTTCTATAAGTTTAAAGAAGAATTAGTAGCTTTACAGAAAATATTCGGAGATGAATTAACGACTGATTTAGATGAGTTCAATAGTAGTTATAAGAACATTGCATTGCAGATTGTATCAGGTCGAGAAGGTATTAGTTTAAAGAAAGCAGACTACCTTGTGTATTACAACATAGACTTTAGCGCAACAAGTTATTGGCAGTCTAAAGACAGAATGACTACCAAAGAAAGATTAGAGAACCAAGTATTTTGGATTTTTGCTAAGGGAGGTATTGAACAAGAGATTTATAAAGCAGTAACCAAGAAGAAGGACTACACGTTAGCCCACTTTAAAAAAGATTTTTACTTATGACAGAAACAATTTATTTTCAACCACCGGGCATCCGAGAGCAGTATTGCGAAGCAGGTATGATTTCAGAAACAGATAAAGATTATATTTGGTATTTAGACGAACCTTGTAAAGTTTTAATAAGTGAAGTTAAAATTATACCGAAAGAAAATGTAATTTATAATAAAAAAAGTAGGATACACGAAGTTAAAAAAGAAAAAAGATTATGAAACCAATATTTGTATGTAGATTACCAAGTGAGAATATAGACCTTGAAATGTTTAGAAACATTGAGTTTAATTTAAAAATGGAATTGTCTGAAAATTATCACGTTTTAATAATTACAGATAATCATATTGAAGAAATAGAATTTGAACTATATAATTCAGAACTTGAAGAAAAAGATTTTGAGGATTTAAAACTAAAATTAAAGTTATGACAGATTGGAACGATTACCCACCCGAAGAAAAAGAGTGTACTTGCAAATATTGTGGAGAGGACTCAGATAGAGAATTTTGTAGTAAAGAATGTGCAAAAGCATATAAATCAGATAATTGATATGAAAAAAGAAATAATTATTAATTCTCCCATAATTGATTTTACAGGACCAACAAAACATACTACATCAGAAATTGAGTATGTAAAATGGAATAAGAAAAAACAATTATGGAAAAAAATCAAAACAAGATGAAAAATAAAATGGCAGGGGAGCACCCATCTTATGACAAGTTAGGTATGTCAGAGGAAAGAAGAAAGAAGAAATTAGCCTATGATACCAAGTATCAGAACAGTCCTAAGAGGGTTAACTACCGTGAGAAACTAAACAAAGCTAATCGTGATGCCGGAACATACGGTAATGGAGATGGATTGGATATGAGCCATACAAAAGTTGGCGGTATGGTAAAAGAGAATATGATGTCCAACAGAGCGAGAAATGGTCAGAACGGAAAATCAAGTAAGAAATGATAAAGTGCGTGTGCATAAATGCAGATAACAGACCGAGTAAGATACCTCAGCACAAGTGGTTAGAAAAAGATAAAGAGTACACGTTGGCTTTTAGCATGACTGTGCTACCTCAAAAACAATTGGCTTTTCAAGTTCAAGAGATTGACCTTGATGATAGTTGTTCTCCTTTCACGTGGTTCTTAGCGAGTCGATTTTCCTTTAAAAAAGAAGACTTAGATAAACTAATTGAGTTCATCAAAGAATGCAACCACATAACATTTTCTGTAAATGAACTAATGAAAACAACCAAGGTAGAGATATAACGTTATGTGGCTTTACGTCTGTTGTGCCTGTGCGGTTAGTTGATTCGGCACAATAGCGTAAAACCGCTGTTAACATTAGTTATTTATAAATATTAAAAATTAAACAAAATGAAAGTAAAACAAATTCAAATTAACCACCCACAATTAGGACAAATAGTTATTAATTCCTTTGTTGAAAAAGAAGTAAATGAATTAGTAGGAACTATTACGCATGATTATGCTAAATATCCGAAATACTATCACGCTAACATTTTTAAAAATGAAGATGGAACATTTAAAATAGAAAACTTAAATATTATAACTCCGCAATCAGTAAGTGTAGGAATTATGAAAATTCAAGGCGGTTGTAAATCTTTTGTAACGCTTATTACAAATAAAAAAGCAAGCGAAGATATTGTAGTTTATCCTTCGGGCGTTATTTCGGTTTCATATAATTAATGTTAACGTTTTGCGTGTATAAGAAGTGGCGGAATTAAAGCACAAAATTAACTTGAAAGCAATGCAGTTCATATCAGCACAAATGTTTCTAAATGGCACGAAACCCGCCATTTTTTATACACGCTGTTATGCTCTCGTTGCGGATTTAAAACGATAAATTATGATTGAAAGAACAACACCCGAAAACATTAACAGCCTTGCAGAAAATCAAATTTTTGTGTTTGGGTCAAACTTATCAGGTAGGCACGGAAAAGGTGCTGCTAAAACTGCACTTGGTTGGGGTGCAAAGTGGGGACAAGCAAAAGGCTTACAAGGTAGAACATACGGAATACCAACAAAAGATGCGAGTATAAGACGAACATTAACCATTGAAGAAATAAAGCCTTTTGTAGATGAGTTTATTGAGTTTGCAAAGGCTAATGAAAAATTGATTTTTCTTGTAACTGAAATAGGTTGCGGATTAGCTGGCTTGAAACCAAAAGAAGTAGCACTTTTATTTAAAGAGGCTGTTAATGTTTTCAATATCCACCTACCATCTCGATTTTGGCACAAGGTTAGCAATGGAGCATAACTGTCGTATTGTCGCAGTTTTAAAAGTAAATAATCAAGCAATATAAAATTGCTACAATACTTAGTTATGAAAGAGAGCCAAATACAATCGAAAAAGATTAAAGAACTTGAAGCTCAGGGATATTATGTTTTGAAGTTGATTAAAACCAACAAGAACGGTATTTGTGACATTTTAGCTATTCCTAAAAACTCAGACGTTGAGTTTTATGAAGTCAAAGGACCGACAGGAAAGCTATCGAAGCTACAAGAGTACAGGATAAAAGAATTAACCGAACACGGAGTAAAAGCCGAAGTGTTTAAACCAATCTAATTAAATGGAATTATCATATTACGAAACAACTGAGTCAGAAATAAATTCTCTAAAAGAGATAATAAATAATATGTTTAGCGTTGATTTGTCCGAGAATACAAGAGAAAGAAAATTAGTTGATGCCCGTAAAGTATATTCAAAGGTATTACGAGATAGAGGACATACTTACGAACTAATAGCTAAATCTTTAAATAGAGACCACGCTACAATAATACATTATATGTCAAGTATTGACTCTATACTTTTATATGATAAAAATTTAAGAGACAAGTATTTATCTTGTAAAAGCTTATTTCTTGAAGGAAAGGGAGAGCTTATTCTTAATAGCAGAAAGAAAGATGTTGATTTATTTATGACTATAATTAGACTAAATGGAGAGCTTCAAGATGCTATTAAAGAAAAGAAGGAAATATTGACTAAATTTGTAGATTATTTAGAACAATTTGAAAAAACAACAGGATATATACCTAATGTTCTCGATATTAAACGGAACATTTTACCAAAGTTTAATAGCTAAAATATGAAATCAATTTTAAATAGCGAAGACGAAAGAGCAGCTCGTATTGCTTATAGAGTAAATGAATACCATATATCATTAGCAAATGTATATGAGAATTTAGTTGACCGTGATTTTAAAATGGTAAGAAAAGAAACTCAGTTTCTAATTGTAGAATTAAGATTGATACTAAAATCAATAGAAGAAGATGACTTTTGAAACAGAGCAAGATTTAAAAAGAGAACATAAAGCTATAACTACATTCGTAAATACATTCGGAGGTTCATTCCAAAAACTCGACCCTCAAGATATTGATTACAAAGTATTTGATAAAGATGGGAAATTAATTGCATACGCAGAGGTAAAAGGAAGAATAAGAACAATGTATAATGCCTATCCACTACCAATAGCAGCAAGAAAAGTCCTTAAACTTTCAGATAAGAGATTAACACCTGTAGTAATATGGTCCTGCGAAGATGGTATAATCTACGGTAGGATTGAGAAATTAAAAGGAGAAATCAAGTGGGGTGGTCGAACCCCACGTGATAACTCTTATAATGATTTAGAGCTTATGATATTCTATGATAAACAAAAGTCATTGAAGTACGTTAGATTTGTTTAGTCATTTCCATACATTATCTTATACATCTTCGGGTCTGACTTTTTAAGTTCTTCTTTACTTATTCCTCCACCGCCTTTTTGAGCTATCTTAACCGCTTTTCTTTTTATAGCTGAAATATCAGCATTAAACGCTCCTGCTATTGTAACTGCCATTAATGGTCCAATAAAAATTTTTAATTTATTAGCATTTTCTTCAGATATTTCTTTTTCATTACCATACTTATCTTTATATTTTCTACTGTATGCTAATTTACCTAAATCATATATATCTTTTGCCTTTTGAAAAGGGATACCATAAGACCCAAAAATTTTTAATGCAGACTGTTCTTGAGACCCAAATAATTTTATCTTTTCATCTTCAGGCATATCCATAACATCTTGAAGTTCTTCAACACTATATGCTAATGCATCTTGTACAAAAGGGTCTGACAATGGAATAGGAGAAAATGTATCTACAAAAGCTCCTGTTGCAGCATTTTTAATTGAGTTTTGTGTTGATTTTTTATCTTCTTCTTCATCATCATCTCCCATTATTTTTGATGCAATAGAATTAAATAATATAGTAAACCCAATTTGCAAAGCTCTATATGTAGCTTGCTCTGATGCGTATCCCGCAATAGACCTTAATGCTATAGTTTTATCTGCTTTAGTTGATGTATTCCAATATTCTAAAGTACTTAAATCAGAACCTAATCTTGATGATTGATTCATTCTAAAGCTTGAAAAAGGCATAAGCATTTTAATAACTACTTTTTGAATATCTGATTCACTTGTATATAAATCTCCCGCTAATGCCGGATTAGATATATTCTGTTGTCTATCGACCATTCTTTGAGCATAATTTGCAGCTCTTTTATTAGGTTCGTGCTTACTATAATCTATACCTTTTGTTTCCACTATTCTTTCTCCACTGTCTGTCTGTGTTGTTTCGGTAGTTTTGTAAAGACCTTGTTGTTTTAAAGACTGCTCATAGTACGCCTTAAAAGAAGCTCTTGCAACTAATACATCTCCTTTAACTAATAATAATTTTAAAGATTCATCTTGAATTTTTTCTATAAACTTCATAGCTTTTTCACGAGGCATTGTTGCTGCTTTTTCTAAAAGCTTATTTAAAGACTCAAGTTGTCCTTGAGATTCAACTCCTCTATTTGATACAGCATATCCTAAATCTCCAAGCCATTTATTATATACAGGGTCAAAACCAATTAATGGATTTACATATCCCGCATTAATTGTAGTACTTACCAAAACAGGAATTGTCTGAATAAAAGGCTGTTTAACCGATGCTAATGACATTGTAACTCCTAATTTAGCTATTCTATCTGCATTTTTAATTAAATCAGATACTTCACTATTTGAAAACGGAGTTTTCTTTCTTGTTATTCTGACAAACTTCTTTATTCTTTTATCGTAAAGATTAGCATCTCTATTAGATGGAAATATTTTTTTATAATTATCAGAATTTAAAAAAGAACCTACCTTTCTTGTATCAAATGCAGTGTACAAATCTGTCAAAGCATCATTCATTGCGTTTGCATTTTTTTTATCAAACGAAAAGTCAATGTACATATCTTTAGGTATTCTTCTATTCTCTTGCTTATCCATTAAACTACCTGACTTTTTATCGTATAATATTTCGTCAGTATTAGCAAAGAATTGAGACTTAATATCTTCTAATGGAATATCCTCTCTCTTATCTTGAAGTCTAACTAATCTATCAGGTGTATATCCTAAATCTTTTCCTAATACTTTATTATAAAAATTAATAGCTAAATCAGATAATGCTTCGTATCTACTACCCCATTGATTTACCCAATACTCAACTCCTTCGGAATTATTAATATCAGTTTTTGATTTGGTATCTTTAATATTCTCTGAACCATCTAATATTTTGTCGTATGCTTTTTTAATAAGTTTTGCAATTTCTTGTTCAGATTCGTTTCCTTTAGATGATAATAAATTTGCAGTATCTAAAACCTCTTGCTTTCTTTTATCAAAAACTTTTTTCATTCTTGATTCTATACCAATTACATTTCTCATCATGTGAGCAAACACTCCTCTTTCTACATCATTATATGCTGTATTATAAGACTCTCCATTTGCCTTTCTTTTATAGAACTCTTTTATATAACTTTTTGCAATTAAATTAGATTCTGATTCTGCTTTAGAACTATTATTAATTAAATCAGATACACCTGAAAATTCTTCAAAATCTAAAGAACGATTTACTCCTTTAAACATTTTTTCTCCCAATACAGGAAGCGTTGTTGTTTGTTGACCAAGTGCTCTTCCTAATTTTGGACTAAAATATTTTCTAAGTCTAATAGCTGTAAGACCTTTATTTATAATTTCTTCCCCTCCTTTAATTGCTTCAAAATCAGCAATTGGTTTAAGCATACCTGCCGTTGATTTATTTTGAATAAAGTTTATTAAAGAGTCAACAGTTCCAAGTGCTTCTTTTGGGTCTTTAATTTTATTAGGGTCTATATTCATAAACCTTTCTATAAGGTCTTTTTGCTTTTTATCAAAAGAAACTTCTTCCCCTGTAAAAGCATCTTCCCCTGTTGTTACCATTTCTTTTACAACAGTAGAGTAAATGTCAAATGCTTTTTTAATTGTTGACCTAACAATTTTTTCATCATCTTTAGAAAGTTCTTTATCTGATTGTAATAAAGCATCAATTTCTTCTGCACTAAAATCTTTTGCATCTACGCCAAGTAAATCTTGTAGCTCTGCTATTTTTTCTTCACGAAGTTTTACTTCTTGTTCTTCAAGGGTTTTTTCAACATATTCTGTTACTTTCTCAATATCTACTGTCTCAGCAATTTTTACGTTTTCTTTTCTTATTTTAGAGCCATCTATAGCTTTATTTATTTTAGATGACAAATCATTATACTCATCAATATTTTCTAACATTGAAGGGTCTATTTTAGCAAACTCAGCGCCTAATACTCTAAGGTCTGCATTCTTTGTTTCATTTTTAGATAATTTTTTTATTGATGAAAGATTTTTTCTTGCAACATCTAATTTTTGTTTGTAGTTGGCATCATTAAATACCTTAGTCACATAGTCTGTAAATCTACTCACTGATTTCTCGCTGAATATATTTACTTTTCCAAACTTATTAAGTATTGCTGTCTCTTGATTTAAAGTTATCTTTCCTGACTTCTTTAAATCACTTAATTCATCTGTTAATTCTTTAGTTTGTTTCTTCCATTCTTGAATAGACTCTCTCGCCCCTCTTGCTTTATCTCTTAACTGTTTTACAAGAGCAGCTTTCTCAGTCATTGTTATCTTAGCAATATCTTTCAGCTTACCGAATAACCTATTCACAGATGGAGCTGACTTCTCCTTTAGACCAAACTCTTTACGAGTAGCTCTAACTAAAGCTTCTTTCTGAATATCATCTGCCTCAATATATTCTTTTGATTTTTCAAGAGTTTTTATTGCTTCTTCAATTGTTTGTGCAGGTTTAGTTTCTACGACAACTTCTACTTTTTTAGGTTCTCTTGTCATTGGTAATGCCTCTGATTCATTTTCTAAAACATAATCAATTGCTTCTTTTTCTGAAGCAAAATCAAGGTCTTCTAAATATTGCTTATCAACTTCAAAACCATTCTTTTTATAAAAATCTATTAGTTCTTTCTTACCTAAACCTTCTCTTCCAAAAGGTTTTGCATCTAATGTAAGAGTTGTTCCAAGTTCGTCAGCAGATTTTATTACATCAATCATAGCTTCTTTACCTAAACCTTTACCTTTTTCTAAAGAAGATATACCTTCTAATGATATTTCGTTTTTATCTCCTTTGTCAAATCTATTAAATTCTAAAGATGCTTTATCTCCATATATAAATGATTTATTATTAATAGGATTTATTTGAACAGGATTTAAACTATTTAATTTATTTAAAAATTTATTTAACACAGTATCTTTTGTAAACTGAACTCCTTTCGGTTCTTCAGTTTTTTCCACTATTGTTTCTTCAATAGGAATTTCTTCTTTAGGTAAAGATTCTTTATATCTTTCAACTAATTTATCTATTGATTCCTGTTTTGTTTCTCCTAATATATCTCCATATATACGCTCAAAAGATTCAGGCGAAAATTTACTTCTATCAAAGTAAGGGTCTTTCCAAGTTTTTGAGCTTCTGTCGTAATAAATTCTACCTACTTCTTTTCCATTTAAAGTTACAACGTGTTCTGCATCATTCATAAAGTCATCTGACTTTTTGACTTTAACTACTTCTTCCGGTTTCTCAGTAGTGATAGTTTCTTCGGTAACTCCTTCAGGTTGGGCGTTTCCTTCGACCACTCCTTGCAGTTCCACTTCGGGTTGTTCTGTGCGTAGCACGCTTTCATCTGTTGTTGGCTTTTGAACGGCATCTTTGTTTTTTATTAAGTTAGTTAATTCAACATTTAAGTTTTCTAATTCTGTTCTATCTGATTCTGATTCTGATATGTCGTATTTTTTTTGAACATCAGCTATTTTAGCATTTAATTCTTTCTTCTTAACTCCAAACTCTGAGTTGTCAAAATGGTCTGCAATAGCTTTTATTTTTTTAGTATAGAAATCCTTATCCTTATCAGACGCACTTTCATCGCCATTAATACCTTCAATAAGCAAGTCTTTATGCTCTATAATATCATTAACAGCAGAATGAGCATCTAATTGATTTTGAATCTTTAGTGCTTCATTTATTAATAATTGTTTATTTTGTAAATCAGGTTCTCTTATTATTGCAGTTTTAAGACCGTCTCTTGCCTCTTCTAATTGAACTATATTTTCAGTAGTCAAGTCAGGATTATAAACCAAGTCTAAATTATCTTTAGTCTCGTTTACAACTCTTTTTAAAGATTCTGTAGCGTCTGTCTTTAAAGCATTGTCAGCATAATGATTAAGTTCATTGTGGCTTTTAGCTAAACTTCCTGCGTGTAGTAAACTAAATCCTACACCTGTTCCTGCCTCCATAATTAATTCTTCTCCCGTAGCTAATTCTCCTGTCTCAATAGGTGTACGTATAGCTTTAGCTGTTGTAAATACTCCTGCATTTGCAAGTGGATTAGCTATTCCTGTGGACCAAGTACTATTTAGTCCTGTTTTAGATATAACCTTTGCTATAACCGGCGTAGCTTTACCTGCCACTACTCCAAGACCGTGCATAATAATACCTTCTTTAGCTCCTTCAATACCTCCTTCAAAACCTGCTTCTACTATATCTTTTCCTTCTTCAGCATTAGCTATACCCTCTACGGTTCCTTTAGCTGCCATTATTTTGGTAAATGGTGCTCTTACTGCTTCTTCAATAAATTTAGCTGCTTTAGGTAGATATTTTTGAATTAAAGGTTTTGCTCCTGCTGATATTTCAGTTGCAGCTTTAGCAAGTCTTCCTTCTGCTGCTGCCGGACTTTTCATAACAGATGCCGCTATTAAATCAGGAGCCATACCAACTATACCTTTTACAACATTGGTAGGTATATTATCTTTTGGAAGTACATATCCTTGATATTTGTCAATTCCTCTAATAGACCTTTCTACTTTTGCTGAACCTAAATTCAATGCAGATATTATTAAGTTTTTTTGGTCTTGAGGCATAGTTGAATTGATTACTTTTAAACCAATTTCAGCAGCGCCTTTAATAAATGGAGTTGGGTCTAATGGACCTCCATCGCTTTTAGGTTTACCATATTTAGGGTCTAAAGAAAGTATCTCTCCTTTTTTAGAAGACACTTTCTTTGTCATAGCATCAGTCATAGGAGTATCAGTATCAGGAATATCATCATCAAAAAAACCTTCTCCTTGCAATCCTTTTCTTGCGCTAACTATAATGTTATCAATAAAAGAAAGAGTAGATTTAGCTGCTTCAGATTGTAACCCACCGAGATAACCTACAGTTTTTTCAAATACATTTTCTTCAGGGTCTTTATAATATTCTGACTGATTAGCTTTCTTTTTAGTAGGTACAGGCGTAACCAATGAACCATCTGCCACAGGTAATTCCGTAGTACCTGTTTGCTGTTGCTGAGGTATGTTTGATACCGAAGAACCTTTTTTTTTTACATCAATTGGTTGCTCGTTTCCGAATTGCTGTATAAAGGCATCTTTCATTGCTAAAATATCCTCTTGACTACTTCCTGCTTGAGCCATTTTTGCAGCATTCTCGTTTAATTTTTTTAATTTATCAGGTTGTAGCATAATTTATTATTGTATAATATTACCTTGTGAATCAAATTGAATTGTTTTTTTTGCAGGCGTAGCAGTAGTAGTAGTGCCACCTAACTTACCTTCATATACTCTTTTGTAGTAATCTTTTGCTTGGGCAATGCTTTGGAAGTTACCTCCATCCGGGTCTTCAGGATTACGTAACTTTGGAACTGCTATAGATAAAAGTCCTGCATTATCTCCTTTATCACTACTCAGAAGTTTAGTTCTTTTAACTACAGTTTCGCTATCTCCACCATTAGATTTATCTGTTTCTTTACCTGATATTTGATAACCGGTAACATAAAGAGTTCCTTTTTTACCATTATATCCAATAGTTTCTATATAATTTTGTACTCCTTTAGCCTCATCAAGAACTAAATTTTCAATTGCTGAAATTGCGCCTATAGGAATTTTTTTACCTGTATTGTCTTTTTCTGTTTGTACAAGAACTTGTTTTAATGTTACAGGAGGAGGAGGAGTTTCTCCACTTGGTGCTCTATTTATTCTAGCAGCTCTTTCTTTTGTATATGATGATTCTGATAACTGCCCTGTAGTAGTGATTTTTTTCTCTTCGTCTAACTTAAGGATAATCTGATTTTTAACAAAGTCATTAGCCTCTTTCTTCATTCTTTCATAATTAGCACCTGTTTCGTCAAGGTCCATTCTATGTGTAGCCTGATTAATCTTAACAAGTATTTTGTTAGTATTCGCCTTAGCTTCATCACTATTATATGTAAAATCATCTGAACCATACTTAGCTAAATCTTCAGTAATAACACCCATAAGATTATATGAATTAGAAGGACCTCCAATTCTTGAAGCTACCATATCATCAATAGCTTTATTAAAATTATTTGCTATTTCTTTAACTACAGGGTCTTTTATTGAAGCTAAATAAGTAGGTCCTAAATATTCAGATATAGTACCTGCTCCTGCTGTAGTTGCAGCTTGATACACTACTGCTTTTTTACTTCCAAATCTTTCAACCATATTAGTAGTTTCTTTATCAGTATAAAAACTTTGGATAGGTTGAGCTAACATACCTAAAAGAACATTTGACGTAGCTATATTTTTTCCCATTACTTTAACAGTTTTACCGTCAATTATTTTATCTTCTAATAAGCCAAAATTTATTTCTCCTGTAGGAGAATTTACATTAATACTTAAGTTAGATAAATCTACCATTTTTTCAACAAAACTTCCTTGAAATATATTTGCTGCTGATTGTAATGAACCATTTGATATACCATCTAATGTAGTTTTTTTTGCTTTTTGAAGTTCCGGAGCTACTTTAAATAGATTATTTGTACCATCTAATTGGTTTTGTCTTTTCAAGGTATAGTCCCTTACGCTCATGTCTCCTCTTATAAGTAAATCGTAATCAATCTTTGTTTGCTCAATTAAATCGTGAGCAAATTTATTCACAACTCCATTTACACTTTGGTCAACTCCTTGAGGAGAGTTCATCAAGTTATTTAAAGATTCTCTTTGTGCTTGAGCTAAAGCGTCTTTCTTTTCTTCACGTACACGATTTACTTCCAAAAGCATTCCACTTGCTTCTGCTCCAACTTGCGCCCAATTTATTTGGGAATCTACATCTCTTTCTACGTAACCATATCCTAAAGGCATATCTTATTTGTTTTATTTTAATGTTAATAACCCCCTATCCCCGACATATTGATTCCAAATGTCCCATACGAAGTTCCGGGCTGAGGAAGTTGAGGACCAAAAGATGTATTTGGATTAGGTTGTTGTGCTGATATAGGAGATTGATAAGAAGCGAATTGGTCAGTAGCTTTACTTTGGTATGCCTTATTTGACATATCAACCATTTGTCCTGATTGAGTAGCTGTAGATAAATCAACTTTACCTTTACCTCCTCCTCCTGCAAATAAAGGAACCATTGATAATCCTTGTTGAGCTGTACTGATGGCTCCTTGTATTCCTTGAGCTGTTTGTGCAGCTGCCGATGCCTCAGCATCAGCTGCTATTTTTTGCTGACCCGCAACCTCTCCTAAATCTAATTGAACGCCTAAATCTCTTAAACGACTTTCTTCTGCAATTCTCTTATTTTCAATGTCAGTCATCTCAGCACCCATAGCTGTTCTTATCCCTGCTTGAGCTTCGTTTTGAGCCATCATAACTTTACCCGCAGTTGCTTCAGCTCCTCTATCAGATTCTTGACCTGCCTGAATAGCTTGAGCACCTTGAGAAAGCAAAGCTTCTCTTTGCAATTCATAAGGCTCTTTCTTTATAGCCATTTCATCGGTAAAATTTATCTCAAGTTTTTTACGTGCCTCTGCCATTGCAGCAGCTGCCGCCGCCTCTGCTTGTCTTTGTTTTGATTTTTGCTGTCCTGCTTGCATAAAAGACATTGCTGTTGAACCCGCTGAAAGAGCTAATCCTCCTATTGCTACTGCTGTCGCTACTCCCATATTATAATATTTTTATCATTTCACTTGTATATCCATCTCCTTTAGACCAACCTAAATCTTCGTAGGTTTTAATAAGGCTTTTGTTTTTAATTAAAGCGTATCCGTATTTACTTCCTGTATTTTTACAAATATTTGTAAGAGACTCTATTAGTAATTTAATAGCTTCTCTTCTTTTATCTTTTATTCTGTACTCCTTGTTAGATATAATCCAATCTACCCAAGCGACTTTTGAATTTGTAACATATATAAAACCTGCACAAATTGGCGTATCTCCATCATAAACTATAACCCCTCCTTTACCATCATCAGGTAAAAAATCTTTTGCGGGTGGCTCCCAATTCCATTGTTTCCACCATTCCACAAGAATTTCTTCGTAGTCAGTATCGTAAAGATGTCTAATTTCTAATTCCATATTGATACAAAGATATTAAATTTAAGGGAAACTTTTCATTACATTAGTTTGAACAGAGAATAATTCTATTTTATTTGAAGAATTATTTGAAAGAGTAAAGGTACAATAATGTCCTAATACTCCGTGTGATTCAGCTACAGAATTTTTAATATACAAGAAATAAGCGTCTTGAGTAGTTATAGGTGTGGTTACATATCCCGGTACTGTTGTGTTTATTGTCAATTGGTTTAAATCACTTGGATAATCAACATTTACAGCAGTTACTTGACCTGCAAGTAAAGGCGTAGTTGAAGGAGATACAAAGAAATATAGCAAATCTCCAATGCTAATAATATTACCTATAGCTATAAGAGGGTTAATTGAGAACTTAACCGTAGTTCCTGATATAACTTGATAGCTTCTTCCGATACCATTCACACTTCTAAGAGAAAGTTGCCCTATTGAATTGTTTCTTACAAATGCATAATAAGCAGCTTCTTTCTTCTCGAACCAAGATTGCTCTATATATCCTGAATATTGTAAATCAGTCTCTAACGTAACACCCCAAGCAGCATCTCCTTGTAGATTAATGGTTTTAAATAGTTTATTCTCAAGGGCAGCATTATTAAATACGCTCTGTAGCGTAGATGGTGTATATTGTCCATAGAATGTATTTCGAGCTTCATTTACGTTATGTCTATAAATATTTCCTCCTTTAAAAGTGTAAAAATAATTATTCATTCCAATCATCCAATCAGGATAATAAGAATAAAAAGATACCCAACCGGCAACTCCTTCGCTATATGATAGTGTGTAATTCATAATTTTAATATTAAGAAGGTGTAGAACAACCTACTATTGCTACTACAATTCCATTTACAATTTGCAATACTTGATTTGGAACTGCTACATTACTTGTCATATAATACCCATCTGCTAAAGCAAATTCCCCATTAGCATCTGTAAATACATAATCATAAAGACCTACATATACATCAATTGTACTATGTACTTTTGCAAAATAAAATGTATTTGGCATAGATGCTCCACAAAGTATTGTAGATGAAGGAAATACATTTGAAGAAATAAAACTTGGCAATGCTACAGGGCAATAAATTTCAATATCAAATCCTGTGCCCGAACAAGGACCAATCATCTCAATAAAAACATTGTTTGGAGTTGCACTTGGCTTTGGTATTACCATAACGCATTGACCCGGAGCAGAATATGAAGATAGTGAAACATCTCCCGGATATACAATAACCGATTGAGTATTTCCTGTATTTACAAATTCTATTCCGTTATATAGCTTTTCAACTAAATCCGGAAATAAAGTAGTACCACCTGACATACCACAATCAGCTAATAAATCTCCTACAATGGTAAAATTACCATAATTTGAACTTTGATGAAGTCCATCTACAGGAGAGCTTAATTTATTATAAACAACTCCATCATAAGTAGCTCTTATTCCGTCAGGCACTGCTTGTGGGTTGAATATAATAATTATAGCGCCTGTATTTAAACTTCCTGCA